GTCTGTTGCTTATACTATAGATATGTCTTGTTAATCATGTGATCCGTTGTTGTGTTATTGATTTTTTGCGAAACAGTTGCGAAAGAATGTTTTTATTAGTTCTTGCAAAACTTTATGTTTTGTATTTTTATGGCTCTTACAACTTTTACTCTTCGTTTCCTTAAGATGGCTTGTTGCCCTGTTCGTGATTCTAAGGAAATAATCCTTTGTTCCATTAATTTTATTTTTTCCTGCGTTTTTACAAAAGATTTGATACAACGCGACATAGCCATAGACAGGGCTTCTACTTTTTCTAAGAGCAAATTTATAACATCCATATCATCCAATTTAATTGTATGTATGGAACATTCAATAAAATAGGATCGTTTTTGTTTTATATATGTTATTAAACAGTTTTTATTTTTATTTTCCACATGTATTCAAAATATATAAAATAAGTGTTGATGATTAACATGATTGTTGATTGTGACTTTATAAATTCTTTTGTTCCTTTTTTTTAAGCATAAAATTTTCAGCTTGCAATCTAAGTATTTCTTTGTCTTTTTCCTCAATAGCTTTTTCGTAAAATAGAATTAAATCAGTGTCACCAGTCATTAAGTTTATCCTATCCATAATTTTATTATGCTCCGATTCATCCAAAGACTTCAACTCTTCTTTAATATAAGTGTTAGTGATTTTAATCATGGAGCCTTCGCCTGTTATAAGCCAAGAAATATCCAAATCGGGAAAAGATTTAATTATACCTGATAATTTTTCTGATCCTATAGATTGTTTTACATACCTAAGAGATCCTCTGGCAATTCCAGAAGAAACTTCAAACTTGTTAACCGTAATCCCTTTGTATTCGCAATACATTTTAATTCTTTCTATAATTCCCATAAATATATGTGATATATGTTCCACATGGAACATGGTTGATAAATGTTGTTTGTGATGTAATTGTGGCGTGTACGTGTTGTACGTGATAAATATGTATCTGTATTTACTTTTGTATATCTATATTCAATGTGTGCTTTAGAGATTTATTCAATTGGTGTTTTGGAGATTCTTAAGACTTTTCTTTTGAGCATAAAGTTTTCAGCCTGCAATTTAAGGATCTCCTTGTCTTTTTCTCCTATTGCTTGTTCGTAAAAGTGGATTAGGTCAGAATCTCCAGGCATTGAATTGATCCTTTCTGTAATTTTGTCTTGTTCCAAGTCATTTAAATGTTTTAAATCTTTTTCAATAGAGATATTGTTTGTTTTGATCATAGATCCATCTCCCCGTAATAGCCATTCGGCTGAGATGTCTGGGTATGCTCTAGCTATTTTTATAAGCACATCTGCTGAAATACTCTTTATTTTTCCCCAATACCCATTAGATAAACCTACACTACCTTCGAGTTTGTAAACTGTAATGCCTTTAAAATCAATGTACTTTTGAATTTTTTCTTTTGCGTTCATATCTTATTCTATTAATTGTTGTTAAATACATATACTATATTCTATTATTTTGTTTGATATTAGAATATAATCTATTATGTTTGCATTGTGATAATAATCAAAATAATTATACAATGAATAACAAAGAACAATGCGCAAAGGTAATGCAAATACTTACACCTGACAAGGTTAAGTATAAAGTTTCAGTGATAGATACCTTGCTGTCCCTTGAAAAAGATCAGCAATATCTTGTGAAAAATGTAATATTAAAATCAAATAACTTGAGAAGGGCTGCCAGTGTCCTAAAAAAGAAGGGGTATATGTTTGATATTTCAGAGAGGGGAAGAGTTGATGATGTAATAGTAACTCGCTTAAAATAACTTCTATGGAAATAAAACTAGAACTTTTCGAATTAAAGAATATCTGCATGGAAATGGCGGAGTTGGGAGCTGCTGCAAGTGAGAAGAGACGTTCTCCGGCATCAGACAAAATTACCCAACGAGAAGCTCGCAGGTGGATTAAAAATATGGGATACGCTCCCGGGTTCTTAGACACTTTAGAAGAGGCAGGACTTGTAAAGAAAAACAGGAATGGGCCTGCTAAAAATTCTCCTTTGATGTATTCTAAATTTGAAATACAATCAGCTATAAATTCTATAAAGATGAATGGGTATATTAACAAAATAAATATTAAAAAAGATGGAGGCAAAGAAGATTAAACTAGAACGACGGGTATCTGTTAGGGAAACCTTGAGAGGTATACCGGTCGGTGAGAGCAGAAGCATCCGTAGGAGTGATATTCCTGTTGGCTCTATCAGATCTGCTATCGTAGATTTAAACAAGTGCGGCTACAAATATAAGTTAAATGACAGTCGTGCCAATTCAACAGTAGTAACAAGATTATTATAATACAAATCATGGAAGTAATCATTGAATTTCCGGAAGGTATATTTTACCAGGGTCGATTGTCTAATGACAAATGTCCGCATCGTGTGCCGGCAAAAAATATATACACTCCTGCCAAAGGAGAAGTAGTTAAGGTATTTCTCAGGGGAAAGCAAATAGGAGTTGCTATTATTTCAGAACCGACATTATTAGCATTTCATGCTTTTGCAACAAAGAAATACATATATATTAAAAATTTATTTAAAAAAGATATGTCTTTTGATAGGGCCGATATGGGTGATATTTCGTTCGTACTAAATCGCATGGCAGAGTACGGATTTGAATGGGATCCTGTATTGTTAACTGTCACAAAAAAATAAACGCCATGAACAGAGAGAATATTTATTTTTCGCATGATGCCAACGCTATGAGCGATCCGAAGTGTATGCTGTTGATCGAGCAGTTGGGCATGGAGGGATATGGAATGTTTTGGGGGCTTATTGAAATGTTAAGGCAGCAACCCAACTACAGGATGTCACTTCTTCTTATTCCAGCATTGGCGAACAGGTTTAAGGTTTCTGAATCGAAACTTAAAACAGTAGTTGTTGCTTACGGATTGTTTATAATCGAGAATGATGAGTTTTTCTTTTCAAAGTCTCTATGTGATCGCATGGAACTGATGGAAGAAAAGAAAAAGCAAAGATCTATAGCAGGAAAAAAGGCTATAGAAGCTAGATGGAGTAAAAGAAATGCACTTCCGGTTACTGTCGTTGAAAGCAAACAATACGATGGTAATACGAACGTATCACGAACGAATTACGAATGTAATACGAAATCATACCAAAGAAAAGAAAAGAAAAGAAAAGAAACGGAGTTTCTTTTCGATTCTTCACTACGTTCAGAATCTCAAATAAACTCCTCCTCCCCCCTAACCCCCCATGGGGGAACGGACGCTGCAAGCAGCGGAGGAGGAGGGGATATTTTGAATTATTATGATTTGACGCCTCCGGCGGATGGTATAGACAGGAATTTTGAGGCCCTTGCCAGGCGGTGTAAAGGGCTTGGTGTTCCGGAAGGCGATTTTAAGGCGATTTGCAGGCTTACAAATTTTGGAAGGATAGGAGATAAGGTTTGGATGATTTTGCGCGATGTGGAGCAAAGAAAAGGCGAAATAAAGGCTGCTGGAAGGTATCTGACATCCTTGTTGTTGAAGGAGGGCTAAAGATGGCAACAAAACCAACCAAAAAAAGAGTCCGGTTATATGGTGTCCAGTCTCAATCTAGAGATGGCGGCAAATATCAGCGCCCAAAGTCCGACGAACGTTATCATACTTGGCGATGGACAAAAGAAAGCAGAGCATTCCGTGAAGACCATCCGCTTTGTGTGCTATGCCTGGAAAAGGGGCTTTTTGTCCCTTCCGAAGTTGTTGATCATATTGTCCCTGTGGCTGTGTGCAAGGATTTTTGGGATCAGTCTAATTGGCAAGCACTTTGTAAAAAGTGCAATGCAATAAAGGGTAACAGGGACAAAAAACTGATCAAAAAAGGCCGATCTTATGAGCGTTAAAAGACAAATAATAGAGGTTATTCCATCTTCTCATTTTTTAGAAAAAGAAGAGTTTGAATTAAAGGGATTTGTTTGTCCTAAATGTCATGGAAGAGGAGAATTTGTTGATATTGTAGGTCGGCATGATATTCATGTTAATCCTTGTGATTTTTGTAGTGGTTCAGGAGCTATTAAGGCTAAGGTTATAGTCTTATGGAAGTCTGATATTGGTGTTAAAAAATAAAATTGTTTAAATAATTAAAAATGGCGAGAATAAAACTAGAATTATCATTGAGTAATGATATATCAGAATTGATAAAATATCATGAAGAAATTTTGAAAATAATTTCACATAATATATCTAAGGATTCGTTAAGTAAACAAGAGGATATTCTTGAGATATTAAAAGCTTTTGAATTGATGGAAAAGGCAAGTAATTTAAATTCATAAAAATATGGTAGATTTAATAGATTATTTTAATCAATCCGGATTTACAGACTTAATACGTATATTTTTGATAATAGGAGGACTTTTGTCTTTGATCGTATTTTTTATTGTAATATGGTTCTTTATTAAAATATCACGTAGAGTTTTTAAACGTAGAGAAAGATGGATAAAAGGACATTGAAAATAGATGTAATTGGCCCAGTTGAAGGGACTGATCTTGTGAAATGTAAATTGCGCGTAAACGGACGTACATGTGCATTTTGGACTACACAATCAAATTATGAAGCTCTGATGTATGATAATATTTTCATTCGAGATGGAAAGGAAATAGACTCTGATGGCGTGATAAATACAACTAAGGTTTTTATTGAAGAAGATTGATTTTAACAAAATTCGATTATGGAAAATATGGATAAAAAGAGATATTTCATTGTGTCATTCAGCTTTAACAATAATAAAGTACATGGCTTTGGACAAAGAGATTTTGTGACAAATGGATGCTATCTGAATATGCAGAAAACAACC